CGAGTATCAACTCCTGCGGCAAGCGTATGGGTGTCGGGCGTGTCATCCGGGGAGCGGATGCCCTCAACAAGATATTGCAGGGAACGGGCATCGGGGAGAAGTTTAACGGAAAACCAGAAGATGATGAAAATATCGGTTAATTGCCCATCATACAAACGCCCGTCTGGTGTCCTCACGTTGAAGTATCTGCCTTTCTGCCGTGTGTGGGTAGACCACACGGAATATGAGGCGTACAAGGAGAACAACCCAGATGCGGACATCGTAAGCTGCCCGGAGGGTGTGCAGGGAAACCTCTGCCGAGTGAGGAACTACATACTCGACGAGGAGTTTAAGCGAGGCATGGATGTTGTGCTCATTATCGATGATGACCTTAACCACGTAGCCCACTATCAGTACAACAAAGAAACGGGCTTCGGCTATGATAAAGTCAAGGTCACGGCTGACGATTTCTTTGCCTTTCTGGAAAAGTATAGCATTATGGCGCAAGACCTCGGCGCAAAGTTTTGGGGAGTGAACTGCAATGCTGATGCGATGGCATATCGCCATTATACGCCGTTCTCAACGACTTCGTATATCGGTGGACCTTTCCAGTGCTTTCTTAAAGGAAACCGATGCCGTTACGATGAAGAGTTGCCGCTAAAGGAGGATTACGACATGACGTTGCAGCAGCTCAATATGGAAAGAGTCGTGCTACGCGTCAATTCGTATTTCTATATCTGCAAGCAGTCGGTGCAGGCAGGAGGATGTGCAACGTACCGCAACCGAGATAGGGAGGAACAACAGCTGCGTAGGTTGCAGGAGAAATGGGGCAGCGATATAGTGAAGATTGATACCTCGAACAAGGGAATGACCCAGAAAGAGAAAAGACTTGACTATAACCCTATCATAAAAGTGCCCATCGGCGGAGTGTAGAGCTATGCCCTATTCCTTACGAAGCATTGAGATAGGAGTTGCGGAGCAATGAGATTGAAGTACAAAAGCAATGAGTTACAAGGTACAGGGCAATGGCCTGTGGACTATAAAGCATTGAGATAGGAGGACAAAACGATGAAAGATTTTGACCCGAACATAGGAAAAGCCACCCAGTTCAAAGCAGGCGAGGAGCAGGCGAAGATAGCAAGAAAGGGCGCGGAGGCTTCTGCGGAGGCAAGACGGAAGAAAAAGACCTTTGCGGAAGCCCTTAACCACATCCTCTTCAACGCTGAATTGAGTGAGCCATTGAAAGAGAGATTACGGAAAGAGAGGATCACGGAGGAGACACACCAAATGGTGGTTGCCCGTGCAATGGTGGCAGAGGCCGAGGGAGGAAACGTGCAGGCTTATATCGCTATCCGGGACTCCATAGGCGAGAAGCCGATAGACAAGACACAGCTCTCTGGAGGTCTGGACAACAACGTGACGATTGGCTTCGTGGAGACGGGCATCGAACCCGTTGAAAGCGAGGAGGATGTCGAGGGATGAAGCGGAACGCAATCAGGGAGAAGACAACACACTTGTGCGGAGAATGTCGGCACGCCGAGCCCGTGCATCGCTTCCACACGTTGAGCGTAAGCGGAAAGCCGACACTCGCCAAGTGCAAATACTCACCGAATAGGTGCAGACTTATGAGCGAGAGAGCCTGCGACGGGCATTTTAGCGGTCGCTAACGGGCTTTCTCGTTTTAGGTGGTAAGTTGTAAGGCAAACACAAAACAAGGGCATAGGCTCAATTTTCGGACAAAATAAGTATGATGCCGTTTAAGGTTATAAAGGAGCTTTACCAAGCAAATACGGATGGTCGCTACCGGACATTCGTAAATCAGGGCGGCACATCCTCTGGAAAGACCTACACGATTATGCAGGTGCTTTTCGTCTATGCGATGACCGAGCCAAATGCCGTTATCACGATCTGCGGACAAGACCTGCCGAACTTGAAAGTCGGTGCTTTGAGAGATGCAAAGACGATTATCAATGGCTCGGAATGGATGAGGGGCTTTTTCAATGTGAACGAGAGCGGAAGCTTCATCACGGGACGAAACAACTCCGTTCTCGAATTCAAGTCCTACGAAAATAGTCAGGATGCGAAGAACGGAAAGCGCGACTATCTATTCGTAAACGAGGCCAACGGAATTCCGTACGACATTTTTTGGCAGCTCCAGATACGAACCCGTAAACGTGTCTATATCGACTACAACCCCTCTGCTCGTTTCTGGTGCCACGATGATGTTATCAATACAAAGGGCACGAAGCTCATCATTTCCGACCATAGGGGCAACCCGTTCTTGACGAAAGAGGAACACGAAAGGATTGAGGGCATTACGGATGATGAGCTGTGGAAAGTCTATGCCCGTGGACTGACGGGAAAGATAACGGGCTTGGTGCTTACCCGCTGGGATGTCGTGGACGGCCTGCCCCCTGCCGATGAGTGGAGGATGAGTGCGTACGGCATGGACTTCGGCTTTACGAATGACCCTACGGCTTTGGAACATGTAGTGCTTGCCCACGGCGAGTTGTGGATTGATGAAGAGATATACGAAACGGGATTGACTAACCCAGACATTGCGAAGAGGGCAAAGGATGCGGGGCTTGGCAGGGGCGACCAGATAATTGCCGATAGTGCCGAGCCGAAGAGCATCCGGGAACTTAACAATGCGGGCTTGTGGGTTGTTCCATCCGTAAAGGGAAAGGACGGCATTGCGGTCGGTCTGGACATTCTGCGGCGTTACGTCATCCACTTTACAAGGAGGTCGCAGGGAATAATCCAGAATGCAAAGGCTTATCAATGGAAGAAAGACAGGGACGGAAAGCTGACAAATAATCCAGAGGACGGGAACGACCACGGAATAGATGCAGTGCGCTATGTCGCCCTGCTGAAGCTGAACACAAGGAGGCAGGCGGGCGGAAGTCGTGCGAAGATAATGAAGTATTAAGGAGATGGACAAAGATACGACATACAAGGAGTGGCTTGCAATCGTGCCTTTCACGGACTTCGAAATGCAGGATTACAAGAGGCCGTACAAGGTGGCGGGGAGAGAAGTGCCCGAAAACCTGAACGACCTTACCATTGGGCAGCTCATTGAGTTGTCAGCGAAGACGGAGGATGTGCTCTACAAAATCCCGCAAATCATTCTGGGAATGGACAGAAAGGAGACGGAGAAAGCCCGTGCTACGGAGGTCGTGAGCCTTATATCGTGGGTTATGAGTGAAGTGCAGAAGATAAACAAGCTATTCGAGCAGGCGAGCGGAAAGCCGACCGAGATAGAGAAACGGGCAGGAGTGGACAAACTGCAATTCGGTCTTTTCGGAATGTTGGACTATTATGCCCTACGGATGGGAATAACAGATCACGATGAAGTGCTTGGCGTGTCTTGGATGAGGATTTACAAGTGCATCGATATGGATAATAAGAAAGCATTATATCAACGTAAACTTCAGGAGGAAATGCTAAATGAGTATCGACGAAAAAATACGAGAAATCGCAAATAAGACCTTCCCTGAATGGTCGTACATCTTTGACGATTGGTACGCAGCAGACAGGGACGTGTCGAAACATGGGCTTCCTGCCATCATCGCATTGCTTGCGTTCAATGGGCAGATGCAAATCAGGAATGGGCAGGGAAGAGTGGCGCAAAATTGCTCCATCGCCTTTATTGACAAGGTTTCGAGGGATGCCAAGGGAGAAGAGAAGAGCGAGGCATACAACCGAATGCTGACGGCTGCAAATCAATTTGTGGCGGCGTTAAATAAGAGTGGTTACTTCGCTCCTTTGGATGTTGTCGATTATACCGTTATTTACGACCAACTTTCGAGCATCGTGACGGGTGTTTATATCGACGTTACGCTCGTTGAAGTCGTGGGGAGATGTGACTAATGGCATACGGGGCAGACATAGACTTCAGGAGGGGCTCGGAGGTCGTTGCCGAAGAGTTACAATTACTGCGAGAGCGTATTGTCAAGAATATGCAGGAGCAGAACGCCGTAGCAACGGGAAACACGATACGTTCTCTTCAGGTCGTTGCAGAGCCTTTCGGTGCGAAGCTGATGTCTTTTCAGCGTATGCCTTTCGGAGTTCTGGAAACGGGAAGAAAGCCCGGTGCCGTTCCGGGGATGAATACGCAGGGCGTACCCGTGGGCTTCGCCGCCATCATCTATAAATGGATGCAGGCAAAGGGCATCCACTCCGACAAAGTGAAGAAGCCAAAAAACCCGTGGATTGTGGCAACACATTCCGACCAAGAGAGAGCCGACCGCAGTATGGCTATGGCTATCGCTATCTCTATTATGAACCACGGCACGAAGCTCTTCCAGATGCAAGGACGTGACACCATCTACTCGCAGGAGATACCGAAGACGATAGACCGAATTAAAGAACGGCTATCTCGCTTCGTGTCTGCGGAGGTGGTCGAGCAAATCAAGTTGAACACACAAGTATTAAACCAATAGGAGGAAATAGGAATGAGGACAATACAAGGCCCGTACGGCGTTACGTTCAAAGTGCCAGACGAGTTGTGCTTCGCTTTCAACCCAGTGCTATTCATCGCAGAGGGGTGCGAAAGCCTGACTATCGATGCCGTGTGCGGAGATGAGAGGTACGTGCTTCGTTATGATGGAAACGGAGACATATACGGGGATGCGCAGCAAGTCTGCCAATGCTTCTTCGATAACACCGACTTCTCGCTGGATTATTCGCAGGCAAGTCAGGACACGGGGCTTGGGAAGAGCGTTACTTTCAATCTCACGGCCTACAAGATAGGAGAAACGAGGGCATCGGTGGTCGTTATCTCTTCTTTCGTCATCTGGGGCGCGATGAGATGGGGCAGGGATGCGTTCAACGAGTACCGCGTTGTCAAGATGTGGGAGGGCTACCCGTTCACATTCGGCTTATATGCTCAGGGAGGCGGACACACGTTGCTCGTTGCCAATGGAGTGAGCCCGCAATCGCATATAGAAGTGAGTGAAGACGGAATGCTTGCAATAGGTGCTTCGGCTTTTCCGGAGGGTGCGGACTTCGTGACAATCTATGACTATGCAGGAACGTTGCAGCAGGGTGTCTTTGATAACACCTTCGACCTCACTTTCTATCTCTTCCAGAATGTAGAGCAGACACCTCTCGCCCGTATCAACATAGACCGATGCGAACATAAGGATGTTGCCTACCTTCGTTGGATTGACCGACACGGCTTCTGGTGCTATTGGCTCTTCGAGAACAGGCAGGAGCAACGGACGACTTCTGTTATTCAGGAATTCACTCGCCCTGCCCTGCAAGGCTATACTCCAGAGCTTGGCTACCAGAGAGGTGCAGGACGGCGTGCAGCCTATCTGCGAGGCGGTGTGCTTCCTCTGGCTGCTACGTTGGTTGATGATGGATTGTACGACTACCTTTTCGACATCACTTCCTCGCCCGTTGTGGACTTATACCTCGGAAAAGACGAGAACGACGTGGAGAAGTGGACGGGAGTGCAGGTGCAGGCAGGAACGTTCACCCGTACCGACAAGCCTCTTCAGGATTTCGTTATAAATCTGGTGTTACCGACCTATAATGTGCAGAGATTATGAGACAGGAGCTATATATCGATGGGGTGCTTGTCGATATTGATGACAAGACCTCCGTTACCACGTCGTTCAACTCAAACCTCTTTCGGGATGTTTCGCAGATGGTTGGAAACAATACCTATACGGTGCAGCTTCCTCTCACGACACATAACCGAAAGCTCATCCAGATTGCGGACACAATCCCTGCCCGCAGTCCTTTTCCGTATGTGTACCACACAGCGAAATACATCCGGGATGGTGTCACTATTATCGAGAACGGCAATGCGGTGCTGATGGGTATCGGCGAGCGTATTGAGATAGTGATAACTTGGGGAGTGTCTGCCGCCCTTTCCGACCTGATCACGGGGGAGGCGTTGCTAAACTCGCTCCAGAGTGATGCCACGCTGACGTGGACGGAACACCCAGTTGTAACGAAATGGTCGGTCTTTGATGCGGACGACGAGGCCGTGCCTTATTTCTTCGCCTATGCCGATTACAATAAGCCTCTGGAAAGTAGCGACGAGTGGCAGGAAGTGATTAACCACGGATGGGTGTGCCCGTATCTTCGCCCGGTGGTGCGAGTGCCTTGGCTTCTTCGGTTGATAGCCGAGCAATATGGCGTGACGTTCGATTTCTCTGCCGATGCAGATGCACAAGCCTTTATAAACACGTTGGTAATTCCTTTGACGAATGACAAGCCCACCGAGCTCACATCGGTGCCCGATGTCATCACGTTGCAGGGTCAGACGGCTTCAGGTGGCGAGAATGTATTCTCTTTCACATCGGACAATGGCGGTGGCATCTTCGATGCGGTCAGCGGAACGGCTACACGTCTTTCAGTCAGTCAGGAGAAAGACATAACCTTTTCCTTTGATGTGGAGATAACGACACCCGTGATTGACGGATACATGTTGGTAGCTTGGCAGACCTCATTCAAGGTGCAGCTATTCGATAGTAACAATAACGCCGTGGATGATGCTTCGCTGACGTTGCCTTTCAAGATTTTCAAGCGGACTGAAACGGAAGCGGTACTGCGTGCGCAGGGAACGATAGACGTTTCCCTTGAAAGTGGATGGAGTTCCGAGCTTCGGCTTGTCTGGGAAACTAACTTACCTATAACGACTTTGGATTTCGGCCAGACGTTTATGAACAATCTACTCGCTATGCGTCCAGAAGTGAAAGCCAATGGAAGTGAGGAACACGTGCAGTTTGGGCAGGAGTACCCAATCGCAGCAAACCTCCCGGCTATAAAGGTCGTGGACTTTATCAAGGCTCTTGCGGTGCTGACGGGCACTTGGCCAGTGCAGCCGAAAGGCAATAGCGTGACGTTCCTGCCCCTTTCGTGGGCGTGGGAGAGAAAGGACTATGCCGAGGAATGGACGAGGAAAGTGATACCGAGCTATGAGATGGAGAGGCCACGATCTATGTCGTTTTCGATGTCTGGCTATGCAAGACGGAACTGGTACAAATGGAAAGATGTGGGAGACTATGAGGGGCAGGCTGATGGTGCTTTGACAATCCAGAATGCCACGCTTGACAAAGAAAGGGAAGTGTTTACGATGCCCTTTGGAGTGCCTGCCGTGGACGATAGAGGTGCTGCCCACATCCCTATCTATGAAGTCAGTAATTACGACAAATTGGTAGGTGGTGCAACCACCCCGACGTATGACATAGACAAGGCGGGGGACTATCTCTGCGTGGCGATGCCGAAGAGAAACCAGAGGCATATATCTGGAGGAGGAAATAACCCAGATGTGCAAATCGGCACGGATGGATTGAACTTGCAAACCATCATCGATGAGAAGTACGGGAACATCGTGGCGGCTCTCTCGCAGGCCGTAGTCGTTAAAGAGCGGGTGCGCTTGTCGGATGTCGAGCTGATGAACTTCGACGGCACTACGCCCGTTTATTTAGCCCAATACGGAACATATTTTGCTGTCCTATCTCTTCAGGGTGCGGAGAATGGGACGGCAGAGGCAGAATTACTCGCAATGATTACACCAACCAACGTATAGGAGGACGAAACAAATGGCTTATAGTGATCAGCAGACCATCGTGGCAATCAAGGTAGATTACGACAAGGCTATCGAGGGTATTGTTAAGTATCGGGAGAAAGTCGAGGAACTGCGGCAGAAGCAGAAGCAGCTTCGTGAAGAGAACAACGACGAAAAGACGGATGCCCAGAGATATGCCGAGAATGAGCGAGAGCTAATTATCTTGAATGAGAAGATAAAAGAATACCAATTTAACATTCGTACGCTCTCGAAAGAGGTGCAGAACAATGCCCGTATCGAGATAGAGGCCAACGAGAAGAGGGCGGGCTCGCTGAAAGATATGAGGGCGCAGCTATCAATCCTCACGAAGATGTACGATGAATTGAGTGCCGAGCAGAGGGCGGCGGATGCGCAGGACAAGAACGGGCTTGCAGCCCAGATAAAAGCCCTTTCGCAAGAAATCAAGGATGCGGAGGCGGCAACGGGGCGTTTTTACCGCAATGTCGGTAATTATGAAAACGCCATCCAGAACATGCTCGGCATAAACTCGAAATGGTATCAGCAGCTCACGATGATAAAAGACATCACTTCCGGGGGATTGAAGCAGGCTTTGACCACGGCCACTACGGCGGTCACGTCTTTCGGTCGTTCTCTTCTTGGATTGTTGGCTAATCCTATCGTGGCAATCTTCGCGGCTATCGCTGCGGCTATTATGGCGGTGTCGAAAGCCATTTCGAGTTCGGAGGAAAATACCAACCAATGGAACAGACTGCTCGCCCCGCTAAACGGATTGCTTACGGCTGCGCTTCGTGTTATTCAGGACATAGTTGGTGCAATCCTTTCGTGGGTAAACAACGGCGCAAAACTCGTTGGATGGATTATGACGATGCTTGAGAAGCTACCGCTTATTGGCAATTTCCTGAAGATTATAAACGATGAAATCAGGGAGAGCATTGCTCTTGCCGATGAGGATGCCCAACTTGCGAAAGACCGCCGAGAGATGGAGATGAAGAACGCCGACGATGAAGTGAAAATCCAGAAGCTGCGAAAGAAAGCGGCGGCAGATGCAAAGAAAGACCGAAATGCCCAACTCGCGGAACTCAAGCAGATTGACGATCTCGAAAAGGGTATAGCAAAGAGAAGAGAGGAATTTGCAAAGCGGGATTATGAACATTACAAAGCTCAATCGGAAAGAGCCGACAACACGGCGGCAGATAATGATATGCTCACGCAGAAATACGTGGCATGGAAACAAGCAGAGGCAAGTTACTATCAGCAAACGACCAAGTTGGCGGGACAGGCTGCGACGGCAGAGCAGGCTTTGTCAAAAGATATTGCAGCCACGGGAAAGGCGGCAGAAGAAACGGCAAGAAAGGTGCAGGAGGCCAAGAAGAAAGAGCTGGATGCAATCAGGAGTGCCGAGGATGCGCTCGTTAAACTGATTACTGATAGCTATGAGCGTCAGCGTAAGGAGGTCGAGCTTTCCTACAAACGCCGTATCGAGGATTTACGCACCCGTCTGGAAACGGAAGAGAATTTGACGTTGGCGGCACGTCAGGCTATCGACACCGAGATATTGGCGCAGCAACGGCTCTTCGATGAAGAGATGCGGAAGCTGAACATCGAGAACTTGGAGAAACAAGTAAATCAGGAGAAAGAACGGCTTTCGCTTCTCTTGCAAGCTGCCGGGGATGATGCGCTGAAGCGTAGGGAGTTGATGCTTCAACAGATAGATGCTGAAGAGGCATTGCAGGAAAGTTCTATCGCAAGGGAAGTCGAGGACGAGCAGAAACGTGCTTTAGTTCTGGAAGCCCTCCACCTCGCCATGAATGCCAAGCGGTTGAGTATTGAACAGGACTTCGAGAAGCAAATCGAGGATGAGAGAATACGTGCCGTGCAGCGTGACTTCGAGGCTCGAATAAGGGCACACGCCGACAATGAGCTTGAAGTATTGAGGCAGACGGAGCAAATGAAGCTCGCTATCTTGCAGGAGTCACACCGCTTGGAGGGCGAGAGCTTGGAAGAGTGGAATGCCCGTAAATTGCAGATGGAAGATGACTACGTCGATGCGAAGAGTGCGCTTGCCAAGAAAGAAGCCCAGATTGAGAAAGAAAAGGTGCAGGCGGTCGGGCAGGCTGTCGGTGCGTTGGGCGATTTGATGGAAGAGGCAGGAGAGAACAATACGGCTGCGGCTCGTCTGGCGAAAGTTCTGGCTCTTGCCGAGATTGCTATCAATTCAGGCGTGGCAATCGCTGCGGGTATCAAGCAAGCCCAGACTACGGGACCATTCCCGGCCAATATTGCCGCCATAGCCACGACGGTTGCCGCTATTATGTCTGGCATTACGTCGGCACTAAAAGCCGTGAAGTCTGCCAAGTTCGCCACGGGTGGAACTATCACGGGTGCGGGAACGGGAACGAGTGACTCGGTCCCGGCTATGTTGTCGAATGGGGAAAGCGTGATCACGGCAAATGCCACCACGTTGTTCTCGCCCGTTCTCTCTGCCTTGAACCAATTGGGAGGTGGTGTGCCCATCATCGCTGCCAATCCGCAGACCCAGTTAGGAGAGGATATGCTTGCGGCTGCGGTCGCCAAAGGTATGGCACTTGCTCCTCGCCCCGTTGTGTCGGTGCAGGAAATCAATAGCGTGCAACATCGTGTCGAAGTCATTGAGAGCATTGCGAGTATATGACCAATTACGAATTCCTGAAGACAAACCGCTCGGCGTTGGAAGTGATGTTACGGAACGGCATCCCGGCTGAAGACATCCGTTATCTGGAAGCCTACGAAAATCTGGAACGGATGGAAAAGGAGGGGCACAAGAAAACGTTTATCGTGGCGTATCTTTGTTCGCAGTATGAAATCAGCGAGGCAACGCTATATAGGGTGGCAAATAGGATGAGAAAGATGATGACCGATTTTTAGACGGCATAGGCAGACTTTCTCAACGTTGGCTTGGAAAGTGTAAGCCTTTACTATAAAAGTCGCTTGCGCTCGATTTCTGGACGAAATAAGGACTTAGCTTATACTAATGAGGTGGGGCTTCTCTATTCTGGGAAGTTCCACTTTTTGTGCCCTCATTTTGGGTGCAAATACCCACGCAAATGTTAAGGCAGACGGCTCGCCTGTTAAAAAGTTTTAAGTTCGATAATAAATTTGGTAAAATGTTTGCAAGATAAACACTTTCTTTGTATCTTTGTACCACGAAAATCAAAGTTAAACCTCTTAAACAACAACAATTATGGTAGCATATATCGATTTAATCACAAAGAGCCACAAGGGTGGCGCAACCTTTATCAATGATGAAGTAAAAACGATGGAGGATTGCAAAGAATGGTTCGACCTGAATATGGATGAACTCCTGCACATAAAGAAGACAAGACGGCTTGAACGTGTCACGATCTACGTGAAAGAGCAATACAATGTCATCTATTCAAAGGACATCTAAATCCAGAGAGGGCTAACAACACTCTCTTTTTTGTATCTGGGAGAATGGGAAAAAGCCGTCGCTATCGTGTTAAATTGTGCCCACACTTGTAATTGTCCACCCAGATACTTTTAAGGGCGTAGGGCGGCTGCAAACGGGCACTCGCAGGCTTTGAGAGCGGAAGTGCATACCCGAAAAACACAATTTCTTTATTTTTCCACTATCTTTGCGTTGTCAAAAATGAAAGGAAATGGCAACACTAAAGATTTATAATAACATCGAAAGAGAGGCCGACAAGCAGGTGGCTATGCTCTGGGGGATGGATGGCGGAACGTCTTTCCGGGACGTGGACGAGTTCTGCGCTTCTATTCCTGAAGACGATAACACCATCGACCTCCGCCTGCATTGTGATGGTGGAAGCGTCACGGAGGGGTGGGCGATCTATGACAGACTGCGGGCTTCTGGAAAGGAGATTACCGCCACCGCGGAGGGCAACTGCGCTTCGATGGCCACAATAGTATTGATGGCTGCGCCGAAAGAACGGAGACGTGCCTACGAAAATGTCCATATCTGCGTGCATAACCCGTGGATGTGTCCTGCCTCTCTGGGGGATGCGGTCACTGCAGACGAACTCCAGAAGTATGCCAACGACCTCCGCAGCGAGCAGACGAGGATGGTAGACTTGTACGTCGAGAGGTGCGGATGCTCACGGGAAGAGATACAGGCCTTGATGGACGAAAACAAGTATATCGATGCCGAGCAAGCCCTCTCTCTTGGAATTGTCGGAGAGATTGCCGCACCAATGTCAGCAAAGAAGACATTACCAACCAACATAGACAAAAATATGAGTGAAACAAAAATCGAAGTCAAGGCAAGCGTACTTGACAAGCTTCTGGCTAAACTTGGGCTGAAATCTCTGGAAGACTTCGCCGAGGAAGCCAAGGGCATGGACTTGAACACCGCTGACGGCAATACCATCCGTATCGAGAGAGAGGACGGCGAGCCCCAAGTCGGTGACGTTGCCTCGCCAGACGGCGAGTGGCTGATGCCAGATGGCACTACCATCGTGGTTGCAAATGGAGTTATCGCAGAAATCCGCCCCAAAGAAGAAAAAGCTCCAGAGGGCGAGCAGGGCGATGACCAGAAAGGAGACCCCGACACTACCGAAGAGCTTGACGACCGGGACGAAGAGGAGCAACGCCTACGGGATCGCATTGCCGAGCTTGAAAAAGAGAATGAAGAGCTGCGCCAACGTCTGGAAGATGCAGAGAAGAATGCAAAGACGGAGGATGACAAGCGCATTCTGGGCTTAATCCAGAAAGCGGGCGGCGAGAAAGCTCTGGCTATGATTAAGTCGAGTTACAAGCCTGAAGAGAGGCAGCCCGACGGACATCAGGCAGAGAAGAGAGCCCCGCGTATCTCTACTGCGGACATCATCGCAGCCTACGACAAAAAGAACGGAAAGAAGTAATTAACCAATAGGAGAAAGAAAGAAATGGCAAAGTATTTCCAGAACATTCCGCTTCAGCCAGAGAACCTCGAAAGTCTGCGCGATGCGGTTATCAAGAAAGTACTCGACGACGAAGACCTTCGCCGAGTTGTGACTATTAAGCGTGTGCGCTCTGGCGAGCCTCTGGCTATTATTGGCGAGATGGATGCCGTCGGCCACGCTGGTGCAGGATGCAACCCCACCTATGAGGAAATCGGCATCGGTAACTCGGTGCAGCGTTGGGCTCTGGGTGCGTGGGAAATCGCCCTGAAGATTTGCTACGAAAACCTCGAAGACACCATTGCCGAGTACTCGCTTCGTACGGGCACGGCTATCGGCGACCTCACTGGCACCGACTTTATGGCAATCTTTATGGAGTTGCTTGTTACCCAAGTTCGCCGAATGTTGTGGCGACTCATCTGGTTTGGCGATACCACCGCTGACACCATCGCAAACGGTGGTAACATCACGAACGGAACTGACCTTACCCTGCTGAAAGTCAACGACGGTCTTTGGAAGCGTCTGTTTACCATTGCAAC